ACACCTGTTACAGTTAAAGTAGTTGTTGCTATATTATCTGCTGCAAAATCTTCAGAAGAATTACCATTAAGGTCTGCTTTAGAATTAATTGCTGTTCTTGCTGTTGTAAATTCAGTATTAAAATCAGAGCCAGATATAACTTTCGCAGCATCACTATCTGAGAGAGCATCTTTTCCTGACCAATTGACTGCTAAAGTATAATTACTCATCTTATTTTTCCTTGTAAAGATATAATTGATAAATCTTGAATAGAAGTATCAAACCCATTAGATACGATACTCATGTTTATTTTTAATGTTTTAGCTCTGCCTGTTAATGCAGTATTATATTCTTGCAATCCATAAATAGGCGTGTATTTAACATCACCATATAAAGAAGTAGCAGCTCCGTATAAAGCAGTAGTACTAGTAACAGAAGGATTTAAAGCTATTTCAGTAGTATTAGAAGAACTTTGGCTATAATCTTTGTACCACCTAACTCCTAAAGTAGCTCCTGAGCCACCTTCTAACACTAATACTAATTTCTTTAATATAGCTGAAATTACACCTTCCCCCATTCTAATCCATACGCTAGATACATCAGCAGTAATAGGAGAGTTAGATAAAACAACTGAACCACTAGCGAATGACATATCCGTATCAAAATAACCTTCATAGCAAGCAATGCCTCCATCTTTTTGACCTACTAATAAACCTGAATATAATTCTGTTTGTATCATACTAGCTGGTTCTCTATCTGAATTAAAAGACCAAGTAGTAACTCTAGGTGCGTTATTTGGAGTTGTATGTTTAAAATCAAAAGCGTAAGTAATATTCTTTTCTGTAAAAGTAAGAATATATACACCCTCATCTTCTAAATATACAGATTTAACAAGTTTACTTTGACCTATGTTTCTTATTAAAGTGTCTTTTATGTTAACACTATAATCAGTTAAAGGAACTTTGTCTTTTTCTGTAGTACGATTAAGAGAACGTAATCCTGTAGAAGAAAGAAATACTAAATCATCTCCTACTGCTTGTACTGAATCTCTATTAACTAAACCTACACCACTAATAACTTCATTTAATGACATGTTACTTACGTCATCTGGGTTATCATATATAGCTATATTGTTTTTACCAAATATAACTAACTGACCAAAGAAAGGAGCTATGTTTACTATTTCATCATTATCCCAAACTTTCTTTAAATCTAATAAACCTGAACCTGTTCCTGTGTAATCATCTCCATCTAATAAAACAGAGTAAAACATTACAGCTTTATCTTCTGTTACTCCTCCTACAAACATTCTACCATAAAAACCCATACCACAACTAGGGTCAAATGTAGTTACTCCTGAAGGTTTAGTACTATTATTAAAAGCTGCCCATTTAGAACCAGAACTTAAAGCACCATCATATCTTTGAGGTACTATAGCTTTATGGAAACAATGTAGTCTTTCATTAAAATTAATAAATTGCCAATCTCCTGTGCTATTAGCAACGGTACGCTTAACATCAGCACCGCTACTAGGAAAAGCAGCATTAGGAGATGTAAAATCAATTGTGTAAATACTAGTACCATGACTAGCAAATATTTTATTAGTACCAGCATCATTATGTTCTATCATAGAACCTATGGCTGTGCCAGTAGGAACTACTTTTTGTTTAAAACCTTTTCTAAATGATATTCTACCTGATTCTCTTAGCATTACATTATCAGCATCAGTAAGAAAAGAAGCGTCTAAAGATGAAGGATTAAATTGCGTATTTAATCCATTAACACCTAAGTTAGTTAAAGATTGATATGCAACTTGTTTAGCCATTAATATTTATTTCCCATGTACCAATCATGTTCAAACTGAGCATTACCATTGTCCATTATAATAGCCTGCGAAATAGAAGTAGAGGCTTCCTGTGCTGCTATAGATGATTGTGTACCACCATCTTCACCACGTTCTGACAAAGCTCTAGCATAAGCTCCTAGTATTAAAGGCTTAGTAGGTATCTTTATAACAGTAGCAGCAAGAGTTAAAACATCTTGATACTTAACCATATCAAAAGAAATAGTTTGTGCTGTGTTAGGTGTAGGTGATAAATCTACTTTAAGATTGTTAGAACTATCTGCTCCGTTAAAACCATAGTAATGAGGTTCACCTGTAGAACTTGTAGGAAATCTTTCTCTATTAAGGTAAGCTCTACTTACTTGACATAGCTCATTACCTGTAGCATTATTAATTACATCTAATATTTTAAACTCTTGACCTGAGTTTAAATTATAATTCTTAGTACCTGATACTGTAGATATATCAACAGTTGTTCTAAGTATTTGCCAATCATGGTAAGACTCTATACTTCTTTTAGAATCATTAACTAAAGCACCTATAACTTTTACATAGTCATTAACTACAGTACTACTATTAATAGCACCACTCCAATCAGAAATAAGAGGTGTTTCTCTTAGCCTTATTAACACTTCGTTTATTACTTCTCTATATGTCATTTACTTCCCCTTAGCTAATTGTGCACCAAAGTAAAACTCTATTATCATTGTTGCCCATCCAAATATCTCATCCATTTTTAATACTGAACCAGCTTGTATTTCAATATACTCTACTACATCTGGTGTTAGCTGAAATCCTAATATACTAAATCCTTCTATTACTGTAGGTATTACTGTGGGTACGTCAAACCATACAGGAGCTACTTGAGTAAAGATTATTAAAGCTAGTATTACAAATATAATAACTCTTCTGTTAAGAGCAGCCATTGGACTTTCTTTATCTGCTCTATCTCTAGCTTGATTTATAGAATCATTGCGTACTTGTAAGTTTTGTATCATTAACTTTTGTTGCTCTTGTGCTGCTTGACTTTTAAGTGCAAACAACTTAGCTACAAAACCTAATGCTATTGGTGCTACATTTGTTAAGAATCCTATCATGCTACTACCTTTATTAAATTTAACATTCCTACTTCAGAAGCTATAAAGTATGCAAAACCACCATATCCAAAGTATCTAATTTGATTTAAAATATTAAATATCTTTTGTATCTTATCATTAGTGTCATCAATCTTGCTAAAAAGTTTAGCTATCTGTGAAGAATGTTTATCTAACTGTAGCTGTACTCTTTTATCTTCCATACTATTTCTTCTTTTTCTTTTTAGGAAAACCTTTCTTCATATTTGCATATGCTTTTTTAGATATAGTAGATTTCTTTTTACTTCTACTAGTACCAGCCTTTTTCCTTGCATTTATGTTTGCATACAATCCACGTTTTGCCATTACCATTTACTCTTATTTGCCCAGTAAGCTGCACTCATCTTACCTTTAGATATATTTTTAGCATGTCTAGCTTTAAAAGACTTACGTCTAGCTTTTTGTGCTGCTGTTTTAGGATTGCTACCTGCACCTGAGACTCCTTGCTGTCCATACCTAATGGTTTTAATCTTACTACCTTCTTTAGCTACTACAACATGGCTTTTAGTTTTATGGTTAGGTGTACGTTTAGGTTTATTAAACCCAGATACACCTGCTTTTTTAAGTCTAGCATCTGCCATTATTTACCTTTTGCTTTAACTTTAGCTCTTTTGCTTAAGTCTTTAAAATGAAATAACTTAACACTTGTAGCAGTATGCGATTTGTTTGTATGTAAATCACCATTTGCCATTTTATGAGAACTACCTGTATGTAGTGTGCCATCTCTTTTAAAATGCTTTACGCCTTTCATTATTTCCTTCCTTTCTTTTTAACTGGTTTCTTTTTCTTTCCGTAAGGGTTGCTTCCGTATCCCATATTAATCTCCTAGTTTGCTAAAGGGTTATCTAAAGACTCTTGTATTCTTTGTTCCATGTCTATTTTTACTTTTTCTACTTTTATCTCAAATCTATCTAGCTTAGTATCATAAGATGTAAGCTTTGTATCTACTGCTTGTAACTTAGTATCAACTTTAGATTCTAAATTCCATTGTGAGTTTCTTAAATCTGTCATATCTTTCTTTAATTCTATCTTAATAGCATCAGCATGTTGTTCTATTCTTATTACATCTGATGAAGTTTTTGCCATTTGTCCAGCTATAGCATCTAAATCTAAGTTTGCTATAGATTCTACCTTCTGATACATAAGAAAACCACCATATAATGTACCAAGTATTGTAGAAATAAAAGCAAATGCTGCAACTATACTACCACCACTTACTCTTAAACCAAATAATCTTAACTTTTTATCTGATAGTCCTTCACCTTTGCTTATAATTTCTTCTAAATCAGCCATCAGTTATTAAACTCAGTATCTTGTTGTAATATTTTTAAGTATTCTATCTCTTGTTTTAACCTTTGTACCTCTAATCTTTTTAATTGTAACTCTAATTGATACAAAGTATTGCAATTTATTCGTTCACTTGGACCATCTAAAGGTATAACTAACCTTGCATATAACCCTATGTCTTTAGCTTGTGGGTTATTAGGGTCTTCTTTTCCTATTATTGGCATAACAGCATTGCTTATTACACCTGTCATTCCAATTTCAAAGTTTGTACTACCACCTATAGAGTTTTTACAATCTAAATTACCTGCTCTAATACTATCTGTTCCACTTACTGAGCTAATACTAGGCAAAGAAAAACTCATAGAGTCTGCTATAGCTTGTGTACAAAACAATAATAAAACAACTTTTAGCCAATTCACTTAAACCTCGAACATATTCTAGACTCTACAATAGGAACAAAATTATCATTACCTCTAAGCTTAGAAACTGAACATATGTATTCTGCATCATCTGTATACTCATTACTCATATAGACATCAAACTTTACTTGGCTTAAATAATCTATTTTTATAATTTTATATCTAGTTACAAAAGGTAGCGGTTCCCATTCTTTATCAAAGACTCCTATCTGATACCATTGTACATCTGCTCTTTTATTAAAGACTTTCATTGTAGTCATTTTAGCAGTTGGTATAAAAGACGACTCCCATTTAGGATAAGTAGGTGTCATCTCATGTGCTGCTACACTACTACATAGCAATAACCATAATACTACTGAGCGATACATTCAGCTACTACGACTGCTGTATAAGAGCCACCGGGAAATGGTTTTTGTTGTCCACCACCATAAGTAGCAACTGAAGAAACACTAAACCAAGTTGCCCCTGCGTGAGTCAAAGCATAAGTTCGCATTGCTCCACCATTTGCTGTTGTACTTGCTGCTTGATAACCAGACATATCAGAAGAAGAAGTCTGTGCTA